TTATTTATGCCCCTTTTTTTCATATTCAATCAGAACTTTGGCCACTGCTTTAGCAGCAATCCAATAACGTGCCTGATATGCTGCCAGCTCAGCTTCATTTGAGATAAAACCAAGTTCTACAATCAGACCACCGGCATTGATATAGCCCAGACTTCCACGGGCAGATTGGCTTTGATCAATCCAGCCATTATCGCCACGTAACCGACTACCCAATGCAGCACCTACAGCTGCAGATAAATCCTGTGCCAGTTTCTTGTCTTTCGGCAGGGCAATTGTTTCAACTCCATTCGCCTGTTTGGAAGTCGCAGCATTCATATGGAATTCAACCGCAACGCTAGATCCTTTGATCAGCTTAATGGCTGATGAAAGTGGATCATTCTGCGATCCAGTACCATCATTTTTGACTTGGACACCAGCTTCACGCAAATAAAAAGAAACCGCATTCCTGAAATTAGTCACCAGGTCAGCTTCTTTAATTTTGCCATTCACTGCACCAGGATCAGAATTACTATGGCCTGCCGTAATAGTGGCAAATCCCAAGGATTGTTGCTTCAGGTTTGGCTGTGCAATTTTACGACCTATCCAGCTCAAAGCTGGCAATACTGTGCCAATGATGAAAGGCGCATATTGTTGAGGAATAAAATTGAAGTCTAATGCCCATTGCAGCACTAAAGCTGCAAGCATTAAAAAAGCTCCGATAATTGGGAGCTTTACAGATAAATATTTCCAGACATTTTCGGGAATGAATTTCATTTTTCCTCTCTCATATTTCGCTCATATAATTTGTTTCGGATTTCTTCAACCGTTCTTAAGAGTTGGTCAGATTGTTTTTCAAGAACTTGGATGGATTGGCTGTTGGTCATGGTTTGAGTATTTACCGTGTCTGTTTTGCTCGTCTGAGTATTCCATGCGACTACAAACAAGCCAGCCAAGAAAATGCCACCAAATCGCACAAGACTTGTGGTGTTATCAATCTTGGTTTTGCTTTCATGTAGTACCCTGATCTGCATATCCATCTCTTTAAACTTCGGATCGATCTCATTTCGGACTTGCTTGATCTCGCTTTTAAAGTTTGACTTGGCTCGGTCTAAGTCATCTTGCAGATTGTCACGAGTTTGAGTTAAGTCATTCCGGGTCTGTTGATGCTCTTTATTGAGTTGCTCCAACTGCATATTCATGCGATCAAGCTTTTGTGGCATCTCAGCGAGCTTGTCCATATTTTTGGATATGTCGTTGATCTTGTCAGAGATGGCAATAAGCTGTCCTGCTGTTGCTGCTGGTGGGTCTGTCGAGTAGTCATTTGGCATTGCGCCCCCTAAATTTTGGTAATAAAAAAGCACCCAGAGGTGCGACATAATTCGATATATCCTAATATCCAGAGATTTTGGATGAATGAGTTTTCCAGCCACTTGCGGCTTTATATGCGGCTACACTTGCTGATGGTACTTTTATTGAGCAATTGGATGGTAGATATTGAAAAACATCAGTTAATAGTTTTGGCGGTGTAGTGGCATGCATTTTAATACTTGTCAAACTTGAGCAATTCGCGAATGCATAACTACCAATCTGAAGAGATGTGCTTAATATTTCCAGGCTTGCGCACATACTCGCAGAGTAAAATGCATAATCACCAATATTGGTAACCGATGCAGGTATTTTTATACTTTGCAGGCTGTTCCAGTAATTAAAAGCTGAGGTGCCGATCGTCAACAAGCCATCCGGTAAGGTTAGACTTGTTGCACTTGGCCAGCCATTAAATGAGTAATCAGCCAACGCTGTTATACCGCTTCCGATAACAAGACCAGTCGCACACCTAAAAATGTTACCGTTATAACTTCCCGCCTCAAATGCTCCATTTGCAAATTCACCTGTAAAATTGGACAGTGTTATCACTCCGATATCCGTGGGAAAATTATTAAAACTGCCACTAAAACTTATCCCCCAGCACCGATCACTTCAGATGGCGCAAAAAGTTCAATTGTTTTTTCTGCACCATCTTTTTGGGATTTCACAGTGATTTTTTCACCGCTGGTATATGAAGATGTAAAAGGGATTGTAAAGTCCCCGTTTGCGTCTGCCACACCCGTATAGATTGCCATTCTTACTCCTGAATTTCGATTGTAATAGTTGCGCCAGCTTCGGCTTTCCCTGAAATTGATGAGCCATCAAACTTCATATTTGCACTTAAAGATTCGTCCACACTTACAGAGATATTTGCAACTGAAACTGTATTACCAACAACACTTGATCCGTCCGTTGTTGCAGTCAAAATCAAACTAGCTGACTCAACAAAGAATGAATGCTCAAAAATTTGATATGAGTCATAGCCATCCCGAACAGACCATAATTTCAATTCATGTGGTTTATTCGGAATTAAAACACTAGACAAAATAGTTGCTGTATTGCTAGTTATCCCGCTCGCACTATCCAAAACAACATCTTCAGAAATTAATTCATAAGAATATGTTGTATTTAATTCCGCATCGTTTGAAGCATCATAAAAATCAATAACCTGATTAGCCAAGCGATTTCGACCAAGCCAAGTTAATACAATATCGTTTGTCGTGATAATGGTTTCAGGATAATAAACATCATTAATTTTTACATTGGCAGGCGGATACGGACGAATTGCTCGTGAACGCATGTAAACAGGCGCACTGCCAAGGTGCTCTAGTTTGGAGCCTGGCGTAACTGTTAATGATGACGCTCTGACGTTATCGCCTGCGGAATATTCAGTTAATGAAAACAAGCCATCATCTGCATTTGATACAAAGAACCATCCGTTAATATCCCATTGAGCTGGGATTGTATCTAATGCACCGCGTTTAACAGTTAAGATGTTTGTTTCAGAATCGAATGATTCAACAATCATGAATTCATATAGACCATTAACACCAGCAAGCCAAGTTCCTGCAACAATTAAATCGCCGCTGCCAAATAATCCCTCAATGTTTATATTTTTAACTGAAATTTGTGTTGCTGTTTTTGACACAACCTGATCAAATTGACCGCTTGTAACAAACTCAGCGTTGCCATCAATAATCCAGCCATCTTCTGGCTTATCCACGTTTGCGGTTGTGATTTCAGCATATAGAGCATTCCACTGTGGTCTTCGATATGTTGAGAATGTAAAACCTACGTCTGGATTATGCGCAAGTTCCTCATCAATTTTGCGCTGCCCGATATTTTGTACTGCAATGTAGTAAGGTGCTTCAAAAGTTTCACCAATCGCAGGCTTGGCAGGCTCTGCTTTCTCTTCAGTAGAGTCATCAACTACAATGCTTGTGTTCATCTCGCCTGAATATGGAATCACTTCTTCAAAATCAACCATCACCTCATTATTTAAACCATTACCTAAATCAATTTTCATGATTCGAGCTAAAATTGTGCCTTGCCACTTTTTAGACCAAGTGATTTTCACTAAGTCATAGCGATTCCATTTTCGAGCCTCACGCCATCCTGTTGTGAATGTGCCCTTCCACGCGGGTGTTGAATATTGTTTTAATTTCCAGTTCGCCACAACTTCAGCATTTCGCATATTCATAAAATATGGAAAATCAATAGATTCAGCATTCGCTTTACCCATTGTTAAAATTGAGCCGTTTTCATAAATTGAGAAAGTTGAGTTTTTGATGCGCTCTCTATCGTAATATGTAACATTGAGTTGATTCACAATGTCATCACTATTCATGACTTCAAGCGACAAATCCTTAATCTTGTTTTCAGCAATAGTGTGAATTTCATCTTCAGCAAACCAATCATCACGGAATAAAACCATTTCGTAAAGACCAGTCTGACGGTTTACTCGAATCCCTGCTTCAATGTGATAACAAAGCTCTTCGATTGCATCAATACAGGATTTTTCATCAATTGACCATGATACACCCAAGCCCTCATCCCAAATTCTATCAGCGGCTTTCATAAAATTCACATCATTAACATCAGGCTCAGGCTTTGCCATAGCTGTATCATCTGTAAGAATTTCACGGATTTTATGAATCGGATTTATATCTGTGTACTCGATCTCGTCCAAAGACCTAAGTTTTGGTCTTAGGATCAACTCACCAAAAACGGTGTGAGTATGCCTTCCCTCTGACTCTTCATAACCTAGGACCGACATTCGGATTTGTTGATTAACTGAGTCGGTGTAACCTGAAATTTGATCAGTCGTAATGGCATCCGCCTGGCTTCTTGAGATAACCGAATATCCCACACTCAAACTAACCTTTCCCGCATACGAGACATATCCGCTAAATTCCCAGTAATCAACTTTTCCGCTAACTGGAGAAGTGATTTCTTGTATGCAATAACTGTATATATCATCAGGCAATTCACCACCAGCGGTACCAGTACCAAACCCCAGCACCAGCGCGTTATTTTCAACAGGAACTATATTGGTAAAAATTGTTGATGGTGAACCAGCAAAAGAGACTGTTGTTTTCACATCAAGGAATTCATCATCAATTCTGGGGGTTTGATCAACTTCAGAGGGTTTATAAGCTTCGATCTCACAAACCACCGCCCCATCCCCACGCACTTCATACCATTGCCCCTGCCCATCATTTCTGACACGCGTGCGCTTCACCGATAACAACATCTCTTTCATGTAGTTTGAGTTGCCGAAATAGAATGGCTGATTAATCGTATTGCCACGAAACACTAAATAGGACTGATAAGGGTATGCAGAAACCAAGTCGAAATGCTGCTTATATGCTAAATTTTGTTGTGGTTGTGGATAACCAAATTCAAGATCAATATTCCCAACCACACCACCTGCATCTTGCCCAAATAGGCTCGGCTTGTTCACTGGCAACATATTAAAAGGGTGTTTTGTCGGATCATGCACAATCCATCCGCGATTATCGAAATTAATCGCAATAAACTTCTCAATGCGATTCCCAATAAATGCTGCAAAGCTTGTGTAATAGCGGTATCCAGTGACTTGTGATGACTTACCAATCCCTAAAAAACCACCTGATTTTTGCTTAATCGCCTCGCTTTTTTTATTCCACAAGTCCGTGATATTCGGATGGATGTGTGGGCTGCCTGCGATGTCGCAAAAAGACACACCTTCGTCCGCAATTGTGCCGTCAATCTGATTTGGTTTTGGGCGGTTTTTCTTCTGCATTTTGCGCATTTGCAGAAATGTGTAGATACCGACTGCCAAAGAGATTGCGCCAACAATTAAGCCTGCCAACAACAATGGGGCAATAGATTTTAAAACTTGAACTTGCGAAAAATCATAATTCGCTAAAATAACTTCTATATTCATTGCTGACTCACTTAATAATTTGCGTTTCTAGTGGATTTTCAGTCGGCATATTCGGATGCCCGCCATAGCGCAAATGATTATTAAATTTCTCGTGACAGGTTTTGTGTGATTGGTCACAACCAGGTGCGAGTCGCACCACATCACCGACTTTCAAGCCGATATGCTGACGATAGAGTCGAGAGCTATTACTCCCACTATTAATGATGAATGTATAGACACCATCTTTTTGCAGCACACCGCGATTGAGCCAGCCAGCAGGATAAGTTTTAACTTCCATTACTGGATCACCATCTGAATAGGTTGGATTGTTTTGTTCGTCTAAAACAGGCTCGCCAAATTCATCCAATACAGGCACTTGCTCAAAAACAGGATCACCGTTTTCATCAATAACTTGAGTCGGGTTTACCGTGTAAACAACATTCAATCCGTCTATTGCAGTTACAGTCACTTCAAACGACCACTCGTTAAAATCCAATCCACAAAACTTGTCGTAGATGTTATTCATGCAAGTACGCTGATATTTACGCGTCAAAATATTGCGACGCATAAAGCTTTCAGCAGTTGAACAAACTAGCGTCATTGTGTTGTCACGGTCATCAAATTTTGGCTGCGTCACACGACCTTTGAACAATACAAGCGACTCGCCTGCGTCTAGCTCAATCAATGTGAAATACACCGATTCAAGATAAATCTTGTTTAAAAAAACTTGAGTAAAGCTTTGGTCTTGCTCGTTGTTTAGCAAATCAGGATGTGGAAATGTGAGTTCAACTTCGCACTTGTCAATGTCTGCATCTTCAATGTTGCCACGACTCAACCCGCGCACAGGGTAATAAGTCACACCGTTATGTGTCACTGCTTTACGTGCGCTAGTGAAGTGCCATTGTTTGGTACCATGTGCAAATTGATAAAGTTCTGAACGTGCCATTAGTTATCAATCTCCACAGTTTGAACACTGGTCCGTGCTCTCCCCGCCCCTAAAAACTGAAATTCAATATGATCTGAATCAAAACGATACAAGCCTAAATAACAGATCGATTTAATCTGGCTACGCTGTGCATTAATTGCCGGTGAAACCGTGAGTGAGCCACCAGTCCGGCTGGTAATTTCATGCGCTGACCAGGTGCCATCCTTGCGCTTAACTGCAATATGCTTTCGATCAGCCTCAACAATGTATTTTGTGTTAGTGCTTAAGCTCGTAGTGATGTTGCCCGTATTCAAAATATTTAAATGTTTCTCATACAATGGCTGCCAAAACTCGCGGTACCGGCCTGAACGTCTGTACAGAAATTGGTAATAATCCAGATAGTGCTGTTTTGAAAAAATGAAGCTGTTCAGCTTTTTTTCATAGCGAGGTTTTTTCCAATGACTATAGGTTTTAAAACCGCCCACATCCCCATCAACACGAGTCTGTTGTTTATGCAGTCGCATCCCCAGAGATGTCCCATCCAACAATAATGGCATGGTGTAAAAATCAAAGCCTTGGTACTGTGCTGGAATTTCTGCTGTATAGCTTGGAGCATCTTCAGCCAGGACATGAAATTCGATGCCGTAACCGACCATTTTGCTGCGTACTGATAAATCGACATCATCTGTCATTACGCATATACGCAAAGGTGAAATCTTGGCATTGATCACATCAATACTTTTGGAAATACGAAAGCCATCCTGATATTCGGTTTCCAGTTCCTGGATAATTTCATCGGTATCCGGGTCCCGGATCTCTTCCTGAATAATCACATAACGCCCGATATCCGTGATCTCTACGACATGCTGTTCAGTTGCAGTTTCGATCAGTGCATACCCGCCCACAAATAAATGAGTGGCCACATTTGCTGTATCAAATACTATGAAATCTCCATCTGTATCCGGTACCGGCAAAGAGATCTGCTTCAAGGGAATGGCCCAAAGATCACTCATATGTGCCCAAACCATATGAAACATATCACCCAATGCTTTTTTGAATGCAGCGTATTCAAATTTAAGCACCTGACGCGGAGCATCACGTAAAGGATGACGGATTTCATCACCACCAAAGCTTTCATGCACTTCAGTCAGCCATTCCAGTTTTTCTGTGGACGTGAGCAAAGGACATTGTGCCAATACAACTGCATCACCATATTTGGTTTGTACTTTCATTTTGTCCTCATGAGATAAAAGAAAAGCCCACCAAAGTGAGCTTATGCAAGAGCATTACGATTTCGTTTCATATGATGAATCACCGCATCACCAAATTCTCTTGATGACTTGTAGTTCTTAGCCTCATCCATGTCTTTGACCATGATTACTGATAACTGGTTATCAATGACCTGTGGTGCTGTAGCTGCAGGCTGCACTGATTGCAATCCGCTGCCAATATTTGGCACCAAAGCATTACTTTGTTGCGGCAGCTGGCCAGTTCGGTTGATATAGTCCAGATTGGATGCACCAATCTTTTGTACCGAAGAAGCCTTTACCACATACTCATAATCAGATAACCGTGCAGGAATTGAATCACTAGTACCGGTACCAGGGCCACGAACCAGACCACCCGTTGCAAATGCTACACTACCAGCTGTTGCTGCCTGGGCAATTTGCAAACCTGCAGCAGCAATTGCGGCAGGTTGTGCAATGTATGGACCAATCAGCGGAATACCAGATAAAGCAGCATACGTCTGGGTATAGACCAAAGGTGCGTTCAGTGTTGCTTTGGCTACTGCAAAACTTCTCTCCAAAGCAAAAGCTGCATGATAGAAACCAGATGATTCGCCTAAGACATTTTTAAAGACATCTGACCAACCACCCATCATGCCAGCCATGGATTCACGACCCAATTGAGCCTTGGCATTGTAGTAACGCTGCTCGGTAGCCAGCATTTGTGAACGGTACTCTTCTTGAGTAATCAACTCCCATTCATACGCTTCAACGATTGCATCCTGCTCATCTTTAAAACGATCTTCTAAAGAGGTATCAATACCGCCATTAGTAACACGACGATAATTCTCCCCCACAGCATCACGTTCTTCACCATATTCAAACTGCGACTGTTGTAACAGCATAGCTTTCTGATTAGGTGTATAGCTTGCGGTCGACTCGATCTCATCACGTACCAGCTGATAATACTGAGAAGCATATTCGGCAGAACTGATCCATTTCTTGCGGATCTGCAGCAAATCTTTTTCTTCAGCAATACGGTTTTGATCCAGCTCATAAACCATCTGCTTACGCAAGGATTCGGATGCTTGTAAACGCTGGGCTTTGGTTAGGCTTAAATCATGCTGCACATCGAACTGGCGACGTGCATAACTCTGCTTGATCAATTCTTCTTCAGTAAGCAAATAACTGCTGTAATCATCCAGCCTGGTTTTCAATGCTTGCTCTTGTACAGCAATTTCATTTTCAGCCCGAGCAGTATGTTCAGCAATCAGTTCTTTTTGACGTTCAGGCCCAAAACCTGCCTTTTCAATTTCACTGATCTTGTCGGTCAGATCGGAACGGATACGGGTGACTTCATTTGCCACATCAAGCTCAAGCTGCTTGCGCATCTCGGCCTGTTCTTCCTGAATTTTAAGAAAATCATTGGCTGATTTCTTGATGTCATTAACAGAAAAACCAGACTCACCCGCCATATAGCCCAGGATATTTTTTAGATATCCTTTCGTTTCCTTGAAGCCATAAGCTTTGCCTGAATCGACATTACCTGGTCCAGCATTATATGCCATGATGGCTTTTTCAATATTGCCGTCATACTTCTTAAGCAAGTCCCCCACAAAGGCAATCATGCCCTTAATACTAGACTCTTCACTTCGAACATTGACACCATATTGTTTTGCTGTGGCAGGCATGAACTGTGCCACACCTTGAGCACCTGCAGGAGACGTAAGCAGTTTGCCTTTTCGATAAGTGTCCCCCTGCTTTCTTGCATCAACATTGCAGAAATTAAGCCTTGAGGTATACCAGCTGCCGCCTCTTTTGAAGAAATATCATACTTAACCGCAAGTGCACGAACCTTGGCATTTATCGTGAGCTGATTCTCTTCTTGTTTCAGCTTTTTATTACGCTCATCCAGAATATCGTTGTAGCGCTTTTCAGCCTGGTACTCCTCTTTAACCTGATTATAAACACTGGCTGGAAGTGCTTGGTTGTTTTTCAACCCACTAGCTTTACGGGCTTCAAACAACATCTCTGCATATTTAGGATCGAAATTATATTTACCGACCATGCCAGCAAGATAATTGTTTTTGAAAGTATCAGACTTGCCCTGGTTTAAAAGTTTTTCTAGTTCACTTGTCATTCCAGCCATTTCAGCAGCAGTCTTTTTGGTTTCATCACCTACTTTCTTTATGCCAGTCCCCAGCTGCTCTATAAATTGCTTTTGGGTCTTAGCCTCAGTTCCTGCATCACTGACTCTAGTGGCCAGACCAGCCACTTCATCTTTGGCAACCTGTGTAATTTTTCCAGATGCCTGAACACTCTGAGTGAACCGGTCAAGGTCTCCAGTTTTTTGATACTCCTTAAACAGCTTTTCAAGTTCCAGCTGAGACTGACTTATGAAATCATTATTGCGATCCATACCTGTGGCATAAACTGCCAAAGCGGTTTCAGTCTTTTTATATTGCTTTTCAAGTTCCTCAAGTTTATTACGCTCCTCTACCATTTGACCTGCCTGCTTGGTTGCATTCAGTTCACGATATTTGGAAATTGCGTCATCCACAGAGACATTGTTTTCTCGCAAAGACTGGGTGTTTTCTTTGGCATTGTCACTAAACAACAGGTAGCCAGCTGCCACAGTCGCAACCGTCACACCTAAACCAACCGGTCCACCAAGCACACCCAAGGCCATTGCTTTGGCTCGTGCCAAACCAGTGGTTGCAGCTGCTGCTGCAGTCTGAGCACCTGTGTATGCTGCTGTGGCCTGAGTACTGGCCTTAGTTGCAATATTCAGGGCAATTTCTGCAGAGGTAAGACGCTGTACTGCTACTGCACGTGCACTTGCTGAAGTAGCGGCATTGTATTCAGCACGGGCCAAATTAACTTCAGTTGCTGCCAATGCAGCCTGCTGACGCATGCGTAAGGATTCAGCAGCCAGCGCCTGCATTTGTGCTGCTGCATTTGCTACTGCTGCCTGACGTGCTTCAATCCCTGCGATAATTTCAGCTTTTAGGGCAACAGTTTTATTCACAATAGCTGTTGTTAATGCCCCAACTGCAAATACTGCACCAGTACCTGCAACAAGACCAATATTGTCAGCCATATAGCCAAATGCATCTGCAGCCTTGGCTGTTACGCCATACTGCATATTCAGTTCACCAGTAAAGCGCTGAATTGCATTCGTAGCCTTGGTAACGCCATCAGCCAAACTGTTTTCCATGCTGTCGGCAAGAGCTTTATTGGCATCACTAGATTTTAATAAGCCTGCATGCAAATCACTGGCTGCCAGCTTGCCTTCAGCACCCAAGGCACGAATTTCTTTGGTACTTTTCCCTGTTGCAGATGCAATGTCATTAAGCAAGTTAGGCGCAGCTGCAATCAATGAATACCAGGCATCGGCTTCCACTCGATTTTTATCAAGAACCGTTCCATAAGCAGCGGTTGCAGACGAAGCCCTTTCAGCAGATGCCGCATTATGGACATAGGAATAGCTAAGTGAGTCGGTAATGGCCAGAACTTGCTGGGTGTTATAGCCAGCTTCTTTTAGACCACCAAAACTGGCCAGAAAGACTTCCTGAGCTTCTGCCAGGTTACGAAAAGTCCCCTGAGCAGTTTGATATAGATGCTCCTGTACGGTCTGATATTCAGACAAGCTGGAAGTGGCATTTCGTACACGTGCAGCCATTTGGGTATAGCCATCGGCCTGTTGAATCAAGGTGCCGGTAACATAGGCAGCTGCTGCAGCCTTAATCGTATTTCCCAGAGCTTTTACAGATTCGCCTGTACTATTGGCTTGGACTTCAACACGCTGTAAATCAGCGGCCATAGCAGTACCTGAAGTTCTGGTCTGTTGCTGTGAACGTTGTAAATTACGGTCAAATTCCACAGTACGCGCCACAAGATCCAGCGTTAGAACACCGATTGACTTAGACATATACAAAACTCCAGGCATAAAAAAACCCGCTTTCGCGGGAGGCCAATTTTTAAATTATATTTATTTCTGAGACCCCTTTAGGTCCAAAAATACACTGTGCCTTTTGTTCGATTTTATTACCAAAACCATTTTTGGCTGAAAATGGAACTACCACAACAACAGTATTTTCAGATACATGATGAACTTTTGAAGATAGATAACTAAAGTCCACACTTGATGGATATTTGGCTTCAGTTTTAATCATGTTCACGCATAAATCTATAGCAAGCATGTCTTCTTTAGTTTCACCTGAACTTTTCTTTCCCGAACACATATATAGAAATAAGGATAGTACTGTGATAGCAATGATTACGGATGGTATAGGACCCAAGCTGTTTTTTTTTGACATATTTAACCCTTCCAGTGAAGGCTCAAAATATACGCAGCGATGAGAAAGGAAATCAAGCAAATGCCTGATTATTCCTTCCAAAACTGCTCATAAGCTTCACGGGCAGAAAGTTCAGGCTTATCAAAATGCGGCAAATAATTGTAAATATCTGGATTTTCAGCACCTTTGGACTGTGCAAACATCAACTTTAACTGCGCCAGAACTTCTTCAAAGCGCAAGCCCCAATTCAGGCTTCCGCGTCGTCTCCGGTATTCTCGCCAGTAGGCAAATTCCCATTGAGTGATGTTGTTTCGGACGGATTCAATGCTGTTTCCGCAGATGCCTTGGATCGCGAGTTCTGCGAAGATTTCGTTTTCGTCGAACTCTTCGTCGTCAACTTTCCCACAAACAGGTTGACTTCATTGGATACAGACCACATCGCCTTACACATATTCATGTAAGAATGCAGGACTTCATCAATATCCTTAAAGAACGGTGTGCCTTTTTCATCTATGCAGACTGTAGCCAGAATCTGGGCAGAACGCAGACGCAGTTCATCAATATCCTGCAGGGTCAGCATTCCAGGATCTTCTTCATCCGGTAACCAGTTAAAGGACTTTTCAATTTCACGCAGGTCTTTATAACTGACCTTTTTTACATAAATCTCGCCAATAACTTCAACGCCATTTTCTACAAAAACAATGTCTTTCAGAATTGCTCGCTGGGCATTGGTTTCATCAACGTGTTTTTTCAGCTCAAGTGGATTCAGTTTTTTCATCTCTTTCCTGCTTTATTTTAAGAATTTAATAAAAAACCCCACTCGAAAGCAGGGTTTAAAATTGAATTAAGGTCCAACCACTGGTGGTTGTGGTGCTGAAGTTTCCCAGATCCATTCCGGTGCACTTTGACGCTGCAGGGTCACTGTAGTCTGTACCACTGTATTGGCATCAATATCCAGCGGGAAGCTGTCTACATAAGCCTTATATTTGGTCCAGGTACGCTGGTTGCTTAAAGTGATTTCGCCTGTATCTTCATCCACTTCTGGAACGATATGAGCAACCGAACCACGTTTTTCACCTGGCCAGCCCTGGATAAATGTTGCACTTTCACCCGATGCCACCATGCTGAATAAACGCTGGTGTGCAGGATTTTTCGGATCTGCAAGAATTGAAAACGTTGCTGTACCGGTATCGGAAAGACCACCGCCATCCAAGTACTGTTTAGAGTACTCTTCCTCAAGATCAGTAATTTCCAGTTTTTCCTTGGTATCGGTACCTGGCTTATGATCTTTTGGTGCCCCGATTTTAATCAGGGCAAACTTTGCAGGATCAGCAGCCGTAGAGACTACCATCCACATTGCGCTGCCTTGTGTACGACGAGCCATATTTTTTACTCCAAAAAAAGAAAACCGCCAAAACGGGCGGTCACGTATGATTATTTAAGATTCTTCAAACCATCTGGTATCCAGACTGATCCGGAACAGGTCAGTATCTGGTTCACGTATATTTCCGGTGAAGTTTTCAACCTGGCAGTCTTGCTCAATCGCTTTACGGATCAGTTTTGCAATCTGACGGTTTTCAGCCTTATTTTTTCCATAGATATCGATTTGCAGAACTACTTCATCCATTTCTGAAATACCAGAAAGGTTTTCGTCACCTGCTGCATGAATGATTTGCCAGGTGGCATAAGGTGTCTTGACGTTTATATCTGGATCAAACTCGAATAGCTTCAGTCCGTCCCGATCTGACAACAACTGAACCAGCAAGGGATCTTTTTGGCAAAGTGCTTCAAGTGGCAATATAATCATCTGCTCAGCTCCTGATATATCCCTTGCTTAATTTCTTCTGCTGCAATTTGTTCTGCTTCTGCTTTTTTTGCTTCAAATGCCCGACGCATGAACGGATCAGCAGCTACTTTGGAAGTGCCCAGTTCGACAAACCACCAATAGAAAGTATCCAGACCAGGGCCTTTCCCCCCTTTTCTGCCTCCACCGGACACCCCAACACCATAGCCAATTTCACCTTTGGGCAATTTCTTTTTCTTTTGGATGCGTATGTTGCGCCAGATCTTTTCCCGGGTTTCAGGATCATCAATTTGCTTGGCATTTCTTTTTGCTTCCTCACGTACTGGTACCATACCCTTACGTAAGGCTTTTGCGACAATCTTGTTTTGGGTACCACGACGCAGTTTAGCCATATTTTCAATGGCTTCATCTAATCCCTTTATACCCATATCGCACTCCCTGATTCACACATCAATGTGATCCATTGTTTGCCATTTTGATTATCTGGTAAGGCAGCATTAATTTTGTAGGTCACGCCTTCAGATTCAATCCGGCAACCTGGCCATTCAAAGCCAGGCGGAATATCTGAGTAACGAATACTGATACGATGGCTGATCATGGTTTGCTGTGATTTTGCTGCGATGTAATCGCGGCCACTGAGTGCATCAATATCACCCCACACATCAAATTCTTTCTGCCAGCTTTTGATCCGGTCTCCAGATCCATCAGTTGCACGAGTAGAATGTTCACGCTGAATGGTGAGGAAGTGATTAAGCTGCCCTGTTCTCATGGTTCACCTACCCTGTGATCAACTCTGGGTTTGAACCTTTATCATTTGGATCTGGTTCAAATGAAAATTCAACATCTAAAGGCTTTTCAAATAAAACAATAGCCTCGTAACGGTACCGGGCTTCTTTATCCACATTTATGCTAATGCTTAAAATTTCTAAACCTTTGCGTTCTGCATACTTATTTACGACATCTGCCAATACAGCAGCAGTTGAACATGCAAATTTTTCTAAAAATGTTCTTGGCATATTAAATTCCCATTTTGCGGTAAGGCATCATCAAGTTTTCCAGGGTTTTATTGGTGGTTATGATGGTGCCAACCACTTGAGATTCCCGGTTGTTATAGAGGTCGCCAATAATTAGCAGGGCTGCATATTGCAGATCTTCAGGCAGCGCACCATCTACACAAACATCCACCAGAGGTTTATCCAGGAAGTTTTCGATGTGTTTTAAAGCTGCTTTAATGAGCAATCGAATATGTGCATCTTCACGATTGTGCAGCACACGCAATTGAAACTTTGCGCTTTCAAGTGTGACCAGTTCTTCGCTCATGAAAATAGCCTTTTTTTGACGGAAAAAGAGGTATAAAAAAGCCCTCAAATGAGGGCTTTTTTCACATTAACCAATTAAGGATCAAGTGGATCTTCAACTGGAGCAACGACTTCTGGAAGGTCACCAGCAACGCATGCTTCAGGAAGAACTACAGCACCGGCTGCACGCATTTCAGCAAGAATAGTGACAAGGTTTTTCGTGATGTTATTACCATCTTCAGTTGATACCGTGATATTGACATCTTCACGAATCAAACCATCAAAACCAAGTGCCAAGTTACCGACCCAGTATTTGCCTTCTGGCATAGACGCAGCAAATACAACTGGCAGCCCCCAAAGTACAGGCTGAACTGCAGCACCAGGTGCACCAAAGATGTAATGCCCATCGGTACCTTTAATGCGTTCAATTGCACCCCAGTCTTTCGGGTTCAACAGAATTGAATCTGGTAACACATAAGATGCTGCAGCTTCATATTTTGCTTTGTTGAGGACATCAATTGCTGTATCAGTAGCATCAACTGTCACTGATTGATGGTTTAAAGGCTCAAGCAGTCCACTAAAGATTTTTTGCTGGCCCTGTGCTGGTGTATGTCCATTTACGACATAGTATTCAAGTTTAAAACGAACACCATAAGCCATACGGGTTTCGAGATAGTTTGCCAATGCCGGCATATCTGCTAAAACCTGTTTCGATGCACGAATCCAGTGCGCAATCACACCAACGTTTAAGCTGATTACACCGAATTCGAAATCAGATTCAGGTTTATCAGTGTTCTCTGGTGCAATATCAGCCATGATTTCATAAGTGGATTCACGCAAGAAGTAAGCAACCGCTTCCTGTGTGGTTCCCCAGTTAATCAAATCAATGACAGATAAAGGCATGGCGCGTGCAGTACGATTCAAATCGTTTTGTGCAAAAACCGCATTGGTACCCATACCGCCTAAGGTAATCACATTACGGGCATTCAGCCCTTCAAATACCACTGCATCTTTTTTATTGCCGCTACGAGTGTGCATCGTTTTGGCATAATCGACTGCATCCTTGTTACGGATCAGGGCTGCAGCGATGGTATCTTGCTGGCCTTTGTTGCGCTCATGAACTCCATCCACCAATTGTTGCTGGATTTCTTCAACCTGGCCGGCAACTTCTTTAATTTTGTTCGAACGCTCTTCCAGATCTTTTTTCAAATCATCTGGTAATTCATCCAGGGCAGATAAGCGATCACGGTAACGCTCAAGCAAGGTATCCATCTGGCTTACACGGTCACGCAGTTGAATCGCTAACTGATCCAATTGTGATGTATCACGGGTAAGCAGATCCTTAAAAGGAGCAGGGGTTTGATTGGCCATAGTTGAAATTGCTACTGCCATCGTGCTTTTTGAAAGTGCTTTCATAGTTTTTTCCATGCATAGAAAATGAAAAACCCGCAAAAATGCGGGATATGTTTTAAGTTAAACGTTCAGATCAGCAGTTATCTAGAAATGCGAAAGGATCTGCTTTAGGTTCAGTTTTTGATGGTGGATCTTCTTGTGGCTTATGCACATCGGTTAAACGTGCAATCAGTTTTTTCGAATAGTCACCGTGCAGGCCCAGGGACCGCAATAACTCTTCAGCATCATCATCCGAGTTAATGGACTGAATAGTTTCATCATTGATGACACGTGCTGCATCGTCAGAGGGTTCATCTACTACACTGATCTCATACATATCAGCGCGACGGATCTCAACGTGTGTGCCTTTATCGTCATAGTCCAAATCACCTACTGGATAAAATGCAATTGAAAACCCATCTACTGTTCCATGGCGAACCATGGCTGCAACAGCTTCAGCAATAGGCAATCCTGGTGTAAATTCCAGCTCGATATAAAGACCGGTATCATCTTCCTTTAAAACCGTATATTTACCAATCCGCATGGCCAGCTGGGCATCGACATACCATAAACGCCAGCCATGATTGTAATAAGCGTGAATTTTCTTGGTTCCTGCAGCAAAAGCAGCACAAACTTCAGCAAATGCTCCCCGGATAAACTTTTCACCGTGATAGTTGATGGAATCCCACTTGACTGCATAACCACTAATTTTCACAACGCCTGTTTTTTCATCTTTATTGATAAAACGTAAGTTCTCTGCAACGACAGGCATTCGGCGACAATGCACTTTCGGTATATTTGGCGAAAACTTATTCCGCACATGCAGTTTATTTTTCATCAGCTTTCGCTCCATAAGTACCTTCTTTCATACGTTCAGCAGTAGTCATATTCACGGGAACCAAAATAAAGTCAGAATTTTTATCCGCGACTTCACCCTCTTCCATCTGGACTTGATAAGGACTTGCTTGACCTGACAGGATTCGATCTTTATTCGATTTGATTCGCTCAAGATAAGAAGCTCTCAACAATTCTTTGGTCTTGAATTCGAACTCATATTCATCCCATTCATGCCTTTGCAATAAATGAATACGGGCGCTTTCTTCAATACGCTCCAGATATGGACGTAATCCAAATTTATGAAAGCCATCAACCAGCTGTTCAATACCGCTACCCCAGGTCGTACTAGAATCTGTACTGAAAATCAGAATTGGATTGACACCGAAATAACGACAAGACTCTTCAACTGATAATTTTCGAATTTCAATCAATTCAAGATCTTCTGGAGTCAGACTGATTTGCTCGAATTGCATATTGCCTTCGAGTACAGCCAAATCTCCATCATCGCCATTGATCAAAATATCCAGTTCTTCACGTAAGGCCTGACGCTGGTCTTTCTTGAGATATTTATCAGTTTTTAATGCCCCAGTCGGTTTGGCACCGTTTGACATTAAACGTGATGTCTTTTCTACTCCGGCAAGCCCAACACCAATTGACTGAGCACCATAAGCAATTGGTGACATTCCAACGAAACCGGTACCAAATAATTTGATATGCCAGATTTCCTTGTCTGTATATTCGACTGTTTTATTACCAATTTTGCATTTGTACAGTGGAGCACCATCATCACGAATACTCGGATCTACAGATCCAGAGTTGATGACCTGCAAGCTCACCAGTTTTTTACCTGAAAAATCCTTTTTGATATAAGCATTCCCGGCAACCAGGTTCAGCATCAGCTGTTCAAAAAATTCAACTCGGGTCTGGTATCGGTTCGGCTTATTATACAAAAGCCGAATTACATCATGATCCTTGACCGCAGTACGAGTACCATCTGCATTCAGTTGATACATCTGCAAGGGTAGTGTCGCCACAGATTCCGTCAGAATTTTGACGCAGGCAAAAACCGCACTGAGGGTCATTGCACTATCAAACGACACCGGTTTAGCAGTTTTAAAACTAGAACGGGGACGATCAATAATGGTCGTCCCCGTTTTATCCTGCATTGGTCCGGTTCCCCGCACTTTGAGCTTATCGCGATTTGTCTTATCACGAATTTTTGGTTTATCGCGTTTTTTACTCATCGCTTCGCTACCTTAATCATGTCATCAAGCCAATCATCAATATTTCCATTGTCTTCACCAGGCACTAAATCGAATACCGATTCATCATCATGAAAACGCGCACGTGAGGCTGCAATGATGATTGCCACCATGGCATCAATCTTTTTCGCAGATGAAATCTTTCGCGGGAAAATGTTTTCCTTAGCGTCTTCTTTCACTACAACGTTGGTTGCACACCAGGTAAATAACGGATCACCACAGTGATGAAAACGACCTTCGGCCATCAACACTTCAATCCAGCGCATGGCCGGACTTAAATGCTCAGTTTTTTGCGGCACTTCAACGACATTGACACCTTCATCCAGTAGATTCGCGGTCAACTGCTCCGCATGATATGGATCGTGCCCAATTTCATAAAACGGATTCTTGACATGGGCATCTTCAATATCACGCTGAATGCGTTTGTAATCGGTAGATTCACCTGGTGTGGCGATCAGCCAACCGTTGTCACGCCATACCGGATATTCATCTGGACGTTTTTCACCGTTAATGGCTTCTTTGGTTTCCAGAACACGTTCATTGATATAAGAATGTGCAAAGGCATACCAATGGATTTTGCCATCGGGTTCCATACGTGGAATCAACTCACCCCAGCTGGCCAAATCCAGACGGCTCGCCAGGTCATAGCCACCGAAGCGGATCTGGCCATCCAGTTCTTTTAATTCGACATCTTTGTAGCAACGTTCCCAGACCGAAGGTGAAATCCATCCATTCAATGCACCGACCCATTCATTCAAATGTTTTTGTCGGAAAAAGGCTTCTGAGGATGGTGAAATCAAGACTTTCTTGAATTTCGCTTCCAGGTAATTGGTCGTGACCGAAATACCGTAGTTTGGATTGGCTTTTGGCCAGTTTTTTGGGTCCTTCCAGTCATCACCACGGTCAAGGCAGAAAATCATCCCGAAGTACTGCTCATGCTTGGCTTTGCCACGTAATACGTTTTCTACGGTAGAACGTTCGCGGTAACACACGCCCAGGTTGTCATCACCGGCGGTACTGATTGCACCGACCAGTGGCTGATCCCGCGCTGCAATACCATCGGCAACAATGTCATACATACTTGAATCTTTATGGGCATGTAATTCATCGATTACGCCCATATGGACGTTCAAGCCATCCTTAGTCCCACCCCGATCTTGAGATAACGCCTTAAAGACCGAATTGCTAGACGACTGAAAAATAGAATATTGCGCTGTTTCGATACCAAAACGCTGACGCATAAACGGTGAGTAATCCACCATCGTCTTGGCCGTGCCGAAAATAATATTGGCCTGTTCCCGCGAAGTAGCTGCTGAATAGACTTCAGCACCCGGCTCACCATCAATAAACGCCATATACAAGGCAACGGCTGCAATCCATGTAGATTTTCCATTCTTTTTGGCCACCTCAATATAGAAGTAAATGAATCGTCGCAGCCCTTCTGTATTCAACCAGCCAAAGATATTGACCGTGATGAATACCTGCCATGGCTCCATGACCAACATATGTCGTTTGCCGTTTGGCTGAATTTTTGCCAGGGTCCCCGTGGTATGTGGACAGGTTTCAATAAAGAAACAGGCATGTCTGGCACTTTCAATATCGAAGGTATAATCGAAATGAATATCGGCCGGTTTGGTCCCAACTTTCAGAGTTTTTAATAGTTCTTCGAGTTCTGGATCATCCGATACCACTGGATAACCTGATCGGGTCAAATCGTTTAAGAATCGTTTGGCCGCAAGTTTTTCCAATTGCCCTGCAGTACGCACTCCGGATCGCACGTCATGGCAGTACTGGAGCGCGATTTTAAAATAATCACGCATAGAAACTCACTTATGAACGCGGCACATATCCCGCATAGGGGTCGTTATCTACATTTGTGGATTGTTCAGCACCCAACAAACTGAGCTGCTTGGCTTTATCCACTTTGACACTTGAACGGGCAGCTGGCGTTAAGCCAAATTCCCGGGCAGTTTTAATAATCAATTCTTGCAGTTTGTTTCGTACCTGGAGCCAAGCGGCCTGAACTTCAAAACCGTTTGGGGTTGTAGAAATCCAGTCATCTATTTTTTCAAGCTTTTCACAAACCTGTTCATAGGCTGCAATGTTGTCGCAGTGAAGGCCAAAGACATCGCCATCCACCACACTAAGTAAACCGGCCTGAACCAGTTTCGGGCCTAATACGTCCCAGTGTTTTTTTGCCGCCCCCTTTATCCATCGTGGGCAAGGTGGCATTCCCAAATCGACTGCTGCATTTGCCACTTGAGCATCTGCATCACGGTCATCACGAATTCGTGCACCGCTTAAAATCTTTTCTTGCAATGATTTGGCCGGTCGTCCTGCTGTCATAGGAACCTCCAAAGGTAGAACTTCATATAAATTGGAGGTATACCCCCCTATAGAATTTTGACCATGTATAAATTTGATGGGGGGGCGGTCTTTTATAAGCGACACTTTTCGACTTTTGACCCCCTATCCCCTTCAAGGACTAGGAAAAGCGCAAAATGAAATTATTAAAATTATTAAAATTATTATTCCAATCGCGACCCAGATCTGACCATCAGTCACTACATCATCATGGTCATCATCTAATGGATACTTAGGTATCAAACCACCAGCGGCAAGTGATGTTGGTGCAGGAGCTTTAGGTGGTGGAATGCTGATTGACTTCGGTTCACCATCACCCAGTGCAGTCGTATCAATCTCTATACTGAGTAGCTCTGATCTATCTTTTAACCGTACATAAATCTCATAAGCCATTTGAATACTTGTAATCCGGTAGCAATCTTCATCACGGATGAACAGTCGTTCACCATGTATGAACACTAAGCGGTAATACACTGGCAAGCCTTTGACATATTGCTCAAAATCTTCATGCTTCATTTCAATTCCTTATTTTTATTGTTGTAAAGCAAAGCAGCCCACCCGAAGGTGAGCTGCTTAGTTCCGTTCACTTGTGGAGAGTACGAAAGGGTTAAGCTTCTGCTTTCTTGAAATGCGAATGGTGCAAGCGATGTGTCCATTCATCAAAGTCTTTCACAACAATGGATTTGCTGTCCGATTCAATCACCGTGAAGATATCGTATTCATTGCACTGCATGGTCTCAAAGGCCACACCAGTCGTTGCCTGGACTTGATCACCCGCAAAGAATGGGTTGATGCTGTTCAGGTTTGCTTTGCTTGGTGTGTACTGTGGCACCCATGCACCACGATCTTCTGTTGCAGTCTTGCGGTCATGGCATGGCTTGCACAGTGGCTGCCAGTTGTCTTTATCCCAGAAGAGTTGCTTATCACCTTTGTGCGGAACAATGTGATCGACCACGGTTGCAACTTCGATGTAGCCACGCTTCTTGTGATCGACACACAACGGATTCGATTCCAGGAACACTGTGCGTTCCTTCTCCCAACGAGCATCATAGCCACGCTGGTGAGCTGTACCGCGATCACGATCACGCTGTTTGATCTTGGCTTGATGTTTATCGCAATAGCCTTGATTGGTTGCGTAACCGCTGCATGCCTGGTGTGAACAAGGTCGTTTAGCTTTCTGAGGTGCTTTCTTCATGATCCACTGGAACCAATTTGATTGAACGATTAATAATTAATTTGCGTAATTTGTCTGTAGCTTTTAGCTGAATGATCTTATCGACTGCATCTAGCGCAGTAAGTAACTGTACTCGACGTGTAGTCAGCTTTACCTGGATTCGAACTAATTGCCCCATTGAACCAATTCCTTTTAAAAAGAACTGTATGCCTAGCCCCACGCCAGACATACAGCCATAAAAAAAGAGCCTTTCGGCTCTTAGGGAAGTTACAGCGCTAAATTCAATTACTTGCTAGATACAGTTATTCATTATGGGGAAATCTAGCTTAACTTTGTTTCAGTGTCAATATCTATGTTTACTTAGATTCGTGGATATGAAAAATAACTCGTTCACACGCGATAGAAAATTCTCGCTCAAGATCATCAAATATCTGTGTGATCGAATTATTTAAGTAGCGATGGACAACCAAATAATTAACACCAGCGAACAGAGCACGATTACGAACAGAAGGTTTATAACTTGCTGGAACCATACAGAACTCGACCAGTGCAGTACGGATCACAGGCACATGGTACTCCATTGCAATCTGATGCTTCTCAAGAATAAATTTATATCTAGGTGTAAGCAGCTTACTAAAAGAATCCACATTCTCCACAGTGTTAGCGTTTAGAGACTTGAGACGCACCAAGTTATCTTGTAAAGGAGAGAGCTTGGCATAGCTCAGTGCTACACATACATCCTGTGCTGTCAGGGCACCATGGTTACCACCACCAATTGAATCGAAGTTGGTTGTCTTAGGATTTAATAAGCGCAGATAATTTTCCATAAATTCATATTCCTTGTTGATTTAGTACTTTGTTACGGGTAAATATCTATTTGTTACGAGGTTGTTACGGGTAAACAAATAATAAATGTAATAAAAACAAAGGTTGTTACGGGTGTTACAGGTGTTACGGGTGTTTTCTCTCACGCGCGGAAAAATACATTCATTCATAATTTGAATAAATATATTAGTTAATGAAATTTTCTTCCCGTGCGCGCGCGCGCATAAGCCCGTAACAGCCGTAACAGAGTGCTTGAAATATAGAAGTGGTAAGGCTTTGAAGGTGTTACGGGGTAACGATTTAGCCCGTAACAGACCCGTAACACCCGTAACAATTATTGATATTTTATAGTACGTTAGGGACATCCTGATCTCCTTTTAACTTAGCACGAAATTCTTTTACTTGTCCACTTAACCAATCAGCTTGTTTCACATCTTTCGGAGGATTCTCAGTAAAGATCATGCGCCTTTGCACCTCTTTGCGCTTTTCCTGATAACCAGCTCCAGTGACAACATCCTCATAGATACGTCCATGTCCTTTGGCCACCACACGTTCAGAAGCAATCAAATTTAAAAACTTGTTGGAGGGAATAGATTTCTCCCCATTTTTATGACACCACTGTCGATAGGCCATATACAAATCATCCGAAAGACAACAAACAAACGGATGCTCTAACATACCGCCACGCCAATCATCTAAAAATAATTTCCATCCTGGCAAACCAAACTGAATGATTTTCTGTTTAGCTTTAGTCATCGGTGGTTCTGTATAAGGGGTAAAGTCACTTAGATCCATCGATAACAGATAGGTATAAAATGCATTGATGGCATTACTGTCCGGCTCAAGACACTGTTCAACCAAACCCTTCAATTCATGACCGAGCTTTTGATTTGGTTCCAGTACCAGAAAGCGTCGATCTCGTTCCTCAATTGCCAAAGGCTGTACTTCATTCGATAAGAAGACACAGTTAATGTGGTTATTTTGCGAATAACCCGACATAAACTTTTTCTCAATCCGGATCTTTTCACCAGTGATCATGTGTTTGATCAGACCCATCATGCCGAACTTGGACTTATTGTTAAATATTTCTTCAAAGAGACAATAAAGCTTTCGTTCAGCCCAATCGGTATAAATGGATTCAAGACCATTTTGCCCCAAAGTGACAGAGTATTTATCACCATAGATCTTCGTCATTATCTTTTCAAAGAACAGGGATTTACCTGAACCTTGGACAGCACTACACAGCAAAATGGAGGTATTCATTTTTGCGCCTGGATGCTGTAAAGGATAAGCCAACCACTTCATTAGCCATTCATATGCTTCTGTTTCTTTACCACACAGAAACTTCACCAAGTGAATAATAGGTGTACAGCTTTCAAATGCTTCGCCCTGCTGAATAATTTGATTCTGAGCATCCAGTAGAGGTGAGATTTCCATACCATCATAGGTATTAATTTGCCCTTCAGTGATATGCATGGATGGTACAAACACAAGGTCTTCATGCCAGATCATGCGTTTTTCTCTAGACTTGGCCCACATATCATATGCTCCAGCCCAGTTTTCCTTCATCACATCAGTGCCGACGAGTTCACGACGATAGGTATCCCAACATGCCTTTTTACCTTCCAGCATAATGAAACGCTCAATCATCTCCTTAGCCTTAGCATGACTTTCACCAGTTGCACGACCATTCGCGTCATCAGATGAAATAGTCTTACGTTTAGGATGACTATTCCACTGATCAAAGATTTTCTTGCTACCAAGCAGAGTCTGAAAGGCATTTTTCTTCCAGATCTTTTTACCATAGTCATCCCACACATTGGTTTCACCTTCAATCAAACAAAAACGTGCAAGCCATTTTTCCATTTGTTCTTCAGGTGTTAGTTCACCACGTACAGTATTTCCCTGCGAAATACCCGCGTCCCCACTTCGCTCAACAACAGGAATTTCTTCAATTTCGGGATTTTGCCCCTGAAAATTGTTGTCGAAGTTGTTAGGGGGTGCGGGGGAAAAAGTCAAAGACGAAAGTGCTGATTCAATTTGTGCCTTCACCTCCCCCAATCCGAAATTCACGTGGAGGTCATTAAAGTCAGTATATGAATGTGGCTGTGTCATGTGCTGTGATTCATTCATGCTGCTGCTCCTTGTTTAAACTCAGGCAATAGAACGATACCGCCCGTTACAGCCACAGCTTCATTAGCGCAATGTAGACCTGTATTTTCTTTTGCAGAATCATCATCCGCGCAATAGATTAAGCGCGCATGAGGGTTATTTTTCTGGATGGCCATTCCCACTGGAAGCAGGTTTCCGGCATTAAATGCCACGGCTACCGGATAACCGGTGGCCAGATGAATAGATGCAGCAGTGGCATACCCTTCAGCAATGCAAATGACTGGATCTTGCAGTTCAACTGTGCCAATAAAGTGAAAGCATCCCTTCACGCGACCACCTTTCAGAAAGGTTTTTTCACCATCGTATTTGATGTATTGCAGGTTCCACATTTCACCATTTTCATCAAATAGGGGAACAATCAAGACACCTTCATGATTGATCAAGCAGCCCAGGTTAGGCACTTTTTTGCGTTCAAGATAAGCACATTCACTGCCCTGATGCGTACTGCGCCACAAACTTTGTGCTTTACGTGCAGCATTTTTCTGGATCTTTTCTTCTTCTTCCAGGCGAATACGCTCACGCATGTCGGCTTCTTTTTTCCAGCGCTTACGGTCTGCTTCGGTGATTTTAGTGTCTGCAGTTAGCCCCACAATAGAAGCGACTTCTTCCAGGACTTGCGGAAAAGAAAGGTGTGTACAGCGTGAAATCAGCTCAAAGCCGTCACCAGCTCCACATCCGTTACAATAGAAATCACCCATTTCTTTTTTATCGTCATAACGGAACCGGTCTGAACCACCGCACGCAGGACAAGGTGCATGACGTTTTTTAGGCGGCATGGTAATGGCAAACTGGGGAAAAATCATGTCCCATTTGCCACGTGCATGCGCCTTCACGTCATCTAGTTGAAATTTAGGTTTACTCACAGCGACCCCAGCAAATATAAATTAATCTTTATGACTTTCGACCATGGCCAGCAAGGTCAGCGCGACACGGATCAGATCCATTACGTCTTTATGAATGACATCGTATTCATCTGAACAAATGCTTTTATCCGAAATAGCTTCAGCAATTGACTGGGATAACTCACCCTGCTCTTTGGCCAATTTGCCAATTTTTTTCAGAAAATTCGTTTCTGTTAATTCATGCAGATCTGGCAACTCAAACCAGGCAGCCTTGCCGTGAATGGCACAAATACTGTCCATAATTCGCGGATCTTTGGTTTCTGCCAAAACTGCTTCCAAATGGTAAATGTTGGCTTTATGGGTAGTAGTCGAAGGGTTTAATGAGCTTCTAAATGTATTAATGTTGAAGCAATTCTTTTCGGCAATACGTGACATCATGCTGTCATCATTTGGTGTATATACCGCTGCTTTTAATGCCATCTCTAAAGACATTACGGTACGATCACGACGTTCAAGGCTACTAAGCTTCATGTTTAAAATCTCTATAATCAGTCATTTAATCAATTATGTATTTCATTTAAATTCGATTTAAGTTTTGACAAACCGAGTGGCTGACGACCTGCAACAAGGTCACGAACTTGATAAATGCGCAGTGGCGGGATTGGCTTATCTCCCCATTGGGCAACGCTAGCAGTGGAGACACCAAGAATTTCAGCAAGCTCTGATAAAGAGCAATTAAGTAACTGAGCAGCTTCATCACGAGTCATATTATTTCCTTTAAATCTAAGTCAACTTAGATTTAGTTAATCATAAGTTAACTTAGAAAGTCAATGACTAAGATAGCTTAGTAATTAAATTGAGTATTTGTTATGGAAACCATTGGCTCTAGAATAAAAAAACTACGCAAGGCAAAAAAACTTACACAAGGAAAATTAGGTAATTTAATTGAAGTTTCTGATGTCACTGTAGGCTATTGGGAAAAGGACATTAATGAACCAAAATATGAAAATCTCTCCACATTGGCGACCGTTCTTGACACTACTATTGAATATATAAAATACGGTGAAACCGAAGGTAATGCTTCAATTAAGGATTATCGTCCTATTACGAAAATGCTTCCTGTTTTGAGCTATGTACAAGCTGGAAATTGGACAAATGTGCAGGCTTTAGAAAAACATGAAATTGATCAATGGCTTCCTGCTCCACCTAATTCTGGGAAAAACAGTTTCTATATGATAGTTCAAGGAACTAGTAATGCCCCAGCTTTCAATGATGGCGATTTTATTTGCATCGACCCCGATATCCCAATTGAATATGTTCAAACTGGTGAAATGATTGTGGCGCAATGTGATGGAGAAGCGACTTTCAAAGCCCTAGTACGAGATCACAATAGAATGTATCTACAAGCCTTAAACCCAAACTTCCACCCTAATATTATTGATCTAAAAGAAAATTGTACTTATAGAGGAAAATACGTAGGTAAGTTTGAACCACCTAAAAAGTTCTTATAAAAATGTAAAAGCAAGTAAATTCTAAGTCATCTTAGAAAAATAGTTTGACTAAAAACCTAAGCTAGATTAGATTTAATCATATCTAACTCTACTTAGGTTTTTTTATGCGTAATTCAAATCAAAATAACTTCGATCAAATCGTGACAAGTCGCTTATTTGCTGCTGACTTTGCACAACCACAAATTCAAGACTTTGATTTCTACAAATCGAAGGCTATCACTCAGATCCAAAGCGCCATTCAATCTATTGCTGCTGCGAATAGTCCACTTGAGTTTAACAGCGCGATTGCCCAGGCAAATGCATTTATCAATGCTGCCCTGGATTACGAATTCATTTGCTTATCTGAAAAAGCTGTCTGGCTAGACAAAGTTGCTCATGCCGTCCGCTCCCAAATGATTGAGGAGTCCGCATGAACAATCATCCACGCCAGAACATTGATGGCTGCGAACATCATCCAGAAAAATGCTGTGAATGCATGCTTAAAGAAATTGATGAACAGTATTTAAACTTCTTTTCTGATGAAGAAAAGCATTTGAATGCTGCATTACTTTCAATCCGGGAGGTTTCTTAATGGAAATCCATCTCGGCCACGTAGCTGCTTTTCTTTTTGTTGCACTACCTTTGATTGTAATGATCATTGTCGTAGCAGGATTTTTTTACAAATCGTACAAGCTGCAAAAAAACCTGAAAGCCCAATCAGATGCGTTATTTGAGAAATTGGAGAAACGCTAATGCTAGAAATTACCGACCTTCATCATGATGTCCACATGATCAATTTAAGTAATTTAAACAATGTGGTCTTCCGTCAAAAATCAGGTACTCACATCGTTTCTTTCCATATGCGTGACCATCATGCGGTTCCAATTACTGTGGATCATGCCACTGCTGAACGCATTAAAACTGAATTAAAGGTGATGAAATGAAAAATACACCTGCTGTTATACCGACCTATACGTTGCTGGTACTTCGCTATATGTCACCTACTGTTTCACTTGAGGCAGTAGTAAAAGATTTCTTTCCTCAAATGAGCATGGTTATCGCAAAACGCAAGGCTGTCACTCAAGAACTACCTTTTCCTGTTTTACGCATGGGTGAAGGTAATAAAGCTGCATGGATGGTAAATCTAGCAGATCTTGCTGTGTACATTGACCGACAGACTGCACTGGCTCAACACGATCACAAAGCAATGAATGGAGGTCAGTATGCGCACTAATCTGGACCACGATATTTTTCCAAAAAAAGCCCAATCTTTAGCACTGGAAGCTGAAGTGGCCAAATTCTTAAAAGCCCAGGGCAAAGAAGAACCGGAACAAATCAGTTTTGGCCGTTCACTCTATGTCGAAGAATGCCAGGCAAAAGGTATACAGCCTTTTAAATTTACGCTTAGAGATGTCATGACAGCCAGTGTCGAACAGGCTCATGCCGAACATCGGGAAAAAGAAGCCAAATCCAGAGGCAGAAAGCCCAAGGTTGAGCCGGTTTTTATTCCAGATACATCTTCAGATGAAAGCCGGGTTTTGTTCAATCGAAATGCCCGTAAAGAAGCCTTTGAAGCAGGCCTTAAAAAATTTCAGGGTCGTTGCAAACATCATGGGGAGCAGGTTTTTTCCATCCGAAAAGATGGCAATGATCACCTGTGCATTATGTGTCAGCGTAAATACAGCAGCGCTCAAAATGCGAAACGCAGATTATTAAAACTGGAGACGGTATGAATACTGGCGACCATGTAACTGTGAATTTTATTTCTGAAAACAGTACAGAATTTTCAGGTCATCCTTTTTATGGCAGCGGCACTATAGACCAGATTGAAGATGGTCGAGTTTTTGGCAGACTTTATAACGGGCAGCCTTTTATGTGTGCTCCATCTGATGTGAAAGTAAATGTGGCTATCAAGGATCTGGAGTCTTATTACAAAGTACTTTTAGATCTTGGATTGATCAGCCAGGAAGAACTTTTCCAAATTAAGACAAAAAGTCTGAATGATCCTGCTTTGTTGAATATGTCTGAATTTGGTCTGTATATCTTTGCTCATGGCCAATCCTTGTTTAATGAATTGACTCAGCGATGTGCTGAGCTGGAATTTAAATTACTGCAGCTGGAGAGCGTTTAAATGAAACTCGAACATGCACAAGAAGCACTTTTAAGCCAAAGCCCGTTGCAACTGAGCCAACAATTCAGTCGTGATGATTTAACGGATCTACGTGACCAGCTCAAAGCAAAACGTGAAGGCTTAATCGAATCAAAAGACAAATGCACGAATGGCAACAGTATTGCCCTGTTCAATGTTCATTTGAGTGAAGTCAAAACCATGAGCACCCGCGTCAATCAGACTATCTCATTGCTGGACGTAGATGCCAAGGTCATGAAAAAGAATAAAGCTGCTGATCAAGAGCTGGCGATCCGTTTCTTTAGTGTGGCAAAAAAAGAACTTGATTCAAAGACCTTCAATAAAATTAAAGAAAAGGCGATGGTGGTGTGATGGACAAAATTCAGATGCTAACAATTCCGCATATCGAACCTATTGGTCTGATAGCCCAAGATGGTGCTGATTTATCAAAAGTATTTTGCAATCATTATTTAGTACAAGCCACTAACTATATTGCAGATCAAGATCAAGTACAGGCACTTCATTTTCTCGGTAGTACTGCAGGTCATGCACTTGTCCACATGTTCAGTATGAATATCAATCTTGACCAACTCGATTCTGTACTTGCCCAAATCCGTAGTCATGTCATTCAAACAGTTGGGAGTTGAACATGGGCAAATACATACAACAACTCCAAGACCCAACATTTAAACGCAGTCTTGAAAACAAAATCGTGGCGCATATCAATCATGAATTTTCCAAAGCGGGACGTGAACTACCATTGCCAAAGTTCCGTGACAATGTTGTCACCTACGATGACCCGAATGTCATGAAACTTGTAAAACGTTGCCGTACTGGTGCAGTACTGCTTGCTCAATTGCTTGATGAAAAGGAAGCTGTGAAATGACTTGTGAAATCGGGGACTGCTACAAAGAAGGTTTTAAGGAAATCATCACTGAATATTCATGTTTTGGGCATGAATATATGATGTTATGCAAAGAACATTATTTGGAACACATCGAAAATAAACGTAAACCCCAAAATGGATATTGCGAACGTTGCAAAAATCCTGAAGGCGAAAATATAAAACCATTTCAAGATCCGGAGGAAGGATCTAGTGCAGTCTACTTAGACACATGCGAATCATGCCGTCAAAGCATAAATAGATCATTCTGTGATGATTAAGATAAAGCCTCTAAATAGAGGCTTTTTTTATGGCTTCAGCAATGCAAAAAGGCCTCTATTTAGAGACCTTTTTTTGAACTAATTAATTAATTTAATTAATTACGTATCATGCGGCTTGGCTATGCGGCTTATCATGCGTTGCCATAGCGGCATCCCACTGCTTAGTTAGCTGATCTAATTTAGCAGTAGCAGCTTGTAATTTAGCAAGGGTAAGTTGCAATTCTAAACGACTCATAGGAAGCTCCTTTGGTTAAGTTCACGTACATGACGCTCTAGATCCTCTGTATGACCAGATTCCACAGCTTCAACGATGTCTTGTACATGTTTTACATATTCTTCTGCTTTAAAAGTTACATATCCAGCTTGATTAAGATTTTGCATAAGACCTGAAATCTCTTGCATTTGTTTCAAAATCTCAGTCAGAGTAGGATTTTCTTTTCTAAGATAATTAATATTTAGGGATTTACGACAACGACTTAAAACAATATTTGCTGCACTTAAGATTTTGTCGTAAGCATCATTCACAATTTCTTCAAGACCTAATCTTTCGTCGTCGGTCAAGTCTTCAAGTTTTACACCATGAATCATGTCTATATCCTTTATATTAGGTCAGCTGCACAAAAGTCAACCAGGTTATCCACAGATAACAAAAATATATATAACTTTTCCTATCTTTTCAGATAAAAAAATTAGGAGAATTATTTCTCCTAAGTTAAAGCAGGCCACATTTTATACATTATATGCAACAATCACAACATTAATTTAATATTCCTAAGAGTGTTTTAATTCTTCTTATTCAACTTCAAAAACCTTTTATATTTAATATTTTAGACAACTCAATACTTGCAGTTCCATCCATAGCATTTGAGAAATTTAATAATTCTTTTCGAATAATATCCAAATTCACATAGCGTTTAAGGCTGTTCCAGTCATCGTGTAGCGTATATTGCTGAATCTGAGGAATAGTCAGTCCTTGTTCTGCCAAACGTGTAGCAGCCTCATGCCGTAGGTCATGAAAGCGCAGGTCATCGATACCCGCCTGTTTCTTGATTTTCTGCCACTGCTTCGCAATATTGTTTTCATGGCATGGAATCAGCATTGATTCATCACCGCCACGTTTAAGCATACGATTACGGATCTCTGGCTGCAGTAGCAAATCAATAATTTCTAATGCCTGGTCTGACACTACAAACCACTTATTATTCGTTTTCTTGGTCGGATGCTTCACTGCTTCCAGGTACCACTTTTTATGTTCACGATCAAAGTTTTCAATTTTTAACCGCGATAACTCACCCAGCCGTCTACCGGTATAAATATTCAGCCACATAATCAGATGAATCGGTACACTGGAATGATTACGCAGATGAAAGTCGATATAGCCAAAAGTGGTCAGATCTTGCAGCTCTTTTGAAGTCGGCAATCGATCACGTTCTTCAGATTCAGAAATGACGCGGGATTTTCTTAAACCTTTAATGGCCTTTTCATATTCATTAAAATCAACTTCCACACCCCAAAGCAGTTCGGCATGATCCAGGACGGATTTGATGCATTGAAATTCAAATAGGATCGTACTGGGTTCTACCGGATCTAATTTGTAACTTTCATTTTTATAACCATCTCTGCGACGTAAAGCATGACTGGCATAATCAGTCCGTTTCAGATCGCAAAGTGGTTTCTGGGAAATATCAAATTTTTTCAGCATCTCCAAGGTAAATGCTTTGGTACGGCCATAATCCGAAACTTCAGATTTATACCTGATAATTGCATATGATAATGGCATCGCTGCAGAAGCCATGGCACCCTTGCTGGTTGACAACAAGTGAGGATTATTTTCTAATCTCTCCTCTTCTCTTTTTAGCCATGCTTTTGCTGACGCTTTCGAACTAAAAGTTTCTGTATCAAAGTATTCTATACCGTCACTTTTTCTGCGGATGTTAATGACCGCTTTATATCGGGTCCCTTTGGTTTTTGATTTTAACTCTGAGATATAGCCCATTTTTGCAACTATTTTTAAGTGACCAGAAAATGTGTTCAATTATAGTTGCAAGCGTTGCAAAAAGATTAGAAAAGATTAGATAAAATTGTAAATGATTCAACCATTCACAGGTGCTTAAATGACTGATTTAAAACAAAACGTAGATATATCAAGGGTTCCGCGTATATCCGTTGCACCTATGATGGACTGGACCACCAAAGATTATCGTTTCTTTGCACGTCTGTTTAATCCCAACATTATTCTATATACCGAGATGGTAACGACAGGTGCCATCATTCATGGTGATGCCAAACGTCATCTGGACTTTAATCAGCAAGAACAGCCAGTTGTGTTACAGCTTGGTGGCTCTAATCCCAAAGACCTGGCCACCTGTAGCAAAATGGCACAGGATTGGGGTATAACGAAGTCAACCTGAATGTCGGCTGCCCAAGTGACCGGGTACAAAACAATAAAATTGGTGCCTGCCTGATGGCGGAGCCTGATCTAGTCGCAGAATGTATTGGTGAGATGCGCAATGCCGTGGATATTCCGGTGACGGTGAAACATCGTATCGGGATTGATGATATGCAGTCTTATGAAGAGATGCTGCATTTTGTCGATACCGTAGCGAAGACGGGTTGTAATAATTTTATCGTGCATGCCCGAATTGCCCTGTTACAAGGCCTATCCCCGAAGGAAAATCGTGAAGTTCCCCCATTACGTTATGAAGATGTTTACCGTTTAAAACAGGAACGTCCTGAGCTGCTGATTGAAATCAATGGCGGGATCAAAACCTATGCGGAAACGGTTGAACACTTAAAACATGTGGATGGCGTAATGATTGGTCGCGAAGCCTATCACAATCCGTATTTACTGGCCGAGTTAGGCCAACTTTGGAATCTTGAAGCTCCTGATCGTTTTGAGATCATGCAACAAATGATGCCGTATATTGCCCAGCGTATGGCAGAAGGTGCACCACTCTCGATTATTAGCCGTCATATTCTGGGCTTGTTCCAGAACTTGCCAGGTGCGCGTAAATGGCGTCAGGCATTAAGCGGTGGTAATGCCAAAACCTTAAAAGATGTAGAAAATGCCTTGTTCAATATTCAGGAGGCGATCAAACGCACTGAAGACTACCTGCTCGAACAGCAAACCCAGAATCTTTAA